TATATTAGCTGTATTGGATTGAAGAAGGATAAAAAAGTGGCGATTGATATTAAAAAACTTTTAAAAAAATGGCAAGGAAGATTAGGGCTATCGGATTGGATGATATCTGTTCAGTTCAAAGATTGTATTGATATGAACCAAGCACAAGGAAGAACTAAAATCCAAAACTGTGATCAACATGCTTATATTCGTTTGCTACAAATAGAAGACCGCCAAAAATCAGATGAATCCGATAACGATCCTGAACTCGATTTAGTTCATGAGCTAATTCATATTCGGTTATGGGCGATAGATCCAGATGTCGGAGAAGGCACATTACATGTATGCAGGGAGCAAGCAATTGACTGGATTGCAAAAGCATTAATTACATCTGATAGAGATGGCAATAATTGAACCAACTATTTAAGATAATAAAAGATTTGATTACCAGGAAATTTTATGGTAAAATAACTATAAGCTTTGAAAATGGTCGGGTAATGCCGATCATACGAAAGGAAGAGACTATTAAGATAGAAGGGAACGAATGATGGGTTGGATTTTAATATTTTTTTTGTTATTAACTGCCAATATGTTTGTTGGCGCTATCGTCTGTGCCGGGTTAGATACAAAAGACCGGGTGTTTTTTAAGTGGTATTCGTCTGATAAAACTGGTATTGGGGCGCCTATTGTTTTAACTTTTTGGCCTATAATGGCCTATAAAATGATTCAATACAAAAAAGAGGCAAGCAAGATTTGACATTTAAAAAGCTCGAAGAAAGGTGGGGTACAAATATCACTACGATAGTAAAAGGAATAGAGGATATGTCAGATGTTGAGCTTTTTTATAATATGATTGGATATATCTCTTTTTTTGAAACAGCTTCGGTGGATAACAAAGAAAAAGGTGCAGTTCTTACCAAGGCTTTTATGGAAAGAATGGGCTACACAGATGAACAGTTAGAAGCATGTAGGGATAAGGAGTTGGAAGGAAAGCTTAAATAAACAGATAGGCCAGTTGTAAGCTGGCAAAAACATAGGTGTTGGAACAACCAAACCGATTGAGTGCATTAAGCATTCTTTCGGTTTTTTTTATTTAAGAGCGGGCGTAGAGCCTGAAAGGATGTAAAATGGAAGAAACAGTAAAAGAATCAGAAGTTCCTGAAAAACAGGAAACTGATGAGAAGGGCAAGGTTGAAGAATTAGCCAAAGAATTGGGGTGGAGGGATGACTTTGATGGTGATGAATTTGTGGATGCGAAGTCTTATATCTTAAAGGGTAAAGATATTCAAGCCACCATGAAAAATCACATCAAAGAGCAGAAAAAACAACTGACAGATTTATCAGGGAGTGTGCAGCAGCTACAGACTCACAATGAAATGGTGTTTAAAGCAGAGGTCAAACGGCTTGAATCGGAACTATCGACTTTAAAGAAAGAAAAAAAAGAAGCGATTGAAGACGGTGACGTAGATAAGGTTGACCAGCTTGATGAGCAAATTGATGGTGTTAAAGAGGCGATGATTGAGCCTCAGAAAACATCTAACCCGGACTTTGATAAATGGGTTGCAAAAAACGAGTGGTACACAAATGACACCGAAATGGCTGCATATGCTGATACAATAGCTGACCAGAATGCAGGGGCGCCTTTTAGTAGGGTGTCTGTATTGGTTACAAGAAAGGTTAAAGAAATGTATCCGGATAAATTTGAAGACAACCCCAAACCGAAGGCATCACCTGTTGAAGGGGCAACCCGGAAAACAACAAAGGTGAAGTTCACAAAAGCTGATTTAACAGATGAGCAACGAATGATAGCTAAACAGTTTGCACAACAGGGTATTATGACAGAGAGTCAATACATTAAAGACATTGCAAAGATACAGGGGGCAGCATGAAAAAGGGACCAGGTGGGAGACCAATTAGAGTACCGTTAGGCACACGGAACATATTAACCGCACCCCAAAAAAAGGGTTATGAAAGACGGTTTGTTAATGATGTCGACGGGCGTGTGAAACAGTTTGAAGAGGCAGGATATTCCATAGTCAGGGAAAAAATTGAGGTAGGAGACCCGAAAGCGGGTAACCCATCAAATTTAGGCAGTGCAGTTTCAAAGCCTGTGGGTGGCGGGACTAATTGTGTTTTGATGGAGATCAAAGAGGATTGGTATAAGGAAGATCAGAAAGAAAAGCAAGACAGGATTTTAGATGGCGAGAATGACATGAAACATAAAATAAATTCTGGAAGGGGCGGAACATATGGTGGCGTTAATATCAGATAGCCTCTTCTATTAAATAAGAGAGGTTAAAATGGCGAATATAGATAGGATTTCCGGTTTTAAACCGGTTAGGCACCTTAATGGGAATCCTTGGAACGGCAAAGCAAGAATGTATTACATTGCTGCCGGAGAAGGGACTGCAACATTTATCGGGGATGCTGTTGCATCGGCTGGTAGCTCAGACAGTACCGGTAAATACGCAACAGTAGCACAGGCAGCAACAACTGCGAACGTTCGTGGTGTTGTAGTTGGTTTTAGTGATCAGCCCCATATTGCAACTGATGTAACCAATTTATACAGGGCTTATCGTCCTGCAAGTACAGCTATGTACTGTTTAGTAGTTGATGACCCTGACGTGATTTTTGAGATTCAGGAAGACAATGACACAAACGATATGGACGCTGATATGGTTGGACTTACGGCTGATTTTGTAGTGGGCTCTGGAGATACGTCTTCCGGTGCTTCTGCGATGCAGCTTGATTCCAGTTCAACTGCGGCTGGCGGGCCATGCAAGATTCTCAATGTTTCTAACAAAGAGGACAACGAGCTTGGCACTTACTGCAAATGGGACATCCTGTTTGTTGAACACGAACTCAGATCCACAACTGCGGTATAAGGAGGTAAATCATGGCTGTTATAACAACTGGTAATTTTGCCAAAGATTTGGTTCCTGGTGTTAAAACTTGGTATCAAACAAAATATAAAGAACATCCTATTGAGTACCTTGATATTTTTGAAAAGGTAATTTCAACAAAGGCTTTTGAAGAAGAAGCAAGCGCAACCGGATTCGGTCTGGCTCAGATTAAAGCAGAGGGCGACGGCATAGCTTATGACGATCAGAGTCAAGGATTTATCAATAGGTATGTTCATATTACCTATGGTCTTGGGTTTATTATTACCCGAGAGATGTACGAAGACGGAATAGCTGTCACAACCGCCTTGAGACGTGCCGGAGCATTGGCCTTCTCAATTCGGAACACCAAGGAAGTAGTTGGAGCGAATATCCTTAACAGGGCATTTAATTCAGCTTATACCATGGGTGCTAATAGTGATGGTAAAGAGCTTTGTGCTGATGATCATCCGAACAAATCCGGCGGTACGTGGAGAAACGAGCTTGCAACCGCAGCCGACTTGAGTGAAGCATCACTTGAACAGGCTTGCATTGACATCGGTGCATTAACGACCGACCGTGGGCTTTCAATTGCAATCAGGCCGATGAAACTGGTAATTCCGACAGCTTTGGAGTTTGACGCTTACAGAATCCTGAAATCAATCGGGCGTGTTGATTCTGCTAATAACGATATCAATGCTATTAGAGCAAGCGGTAAAATCCCGCAGGGTGTAGCTGTTAATCATTACCTGACCGATGCGGATGCATGGTTCTTGAAAACTGACTGTCCTGATGGGCTGAAGTACATGGAGCGTTCCGCTGATAAGTTCGGTACCGAGAATGATTTTGATACTGACAACGCAAAATTCAAAAGTACCTTTCGTGGATCTTTTGGATGGTCAGATGGAAAAGGTGTCTTCGGGTCACCTGGCGCGTGATATTTTCGGGCTTTGTTAGTTTTTTTAACTTGATAAGTTTGGCATGACATTTTTCGTGTCAAACTTATCTAAACAAACTCTGGGTAAGTAGCAGTTAGAATCTGCTAAGCAGCCTTCGGGGTGTTCCAGAAAGGAGTACAAAATGGGTTTAACAAATTTTCCAAACGGAATTACGAGTATGGGAGTTCCCGTAATAGGCGGGGGCATACCAGCAACAGAAGGGTCAGTTTTATTTGTAGACTATGGAGCTGGCAGTGATGGAGTAAGCACAAAGGCTAATTCTATTACGAACGCATTCAAAACAATTGATAAAGCACTAGACGTGGCAACAACCAATAAGAACGATATAATTTGTCTTGTTGGAAATTCCACACACATACTAACAGAAATGTTGACGGTTTCAAAAAACAGAGTTCACTTTGTCGGCCTGGATGGAGCAAGCCGGATGTACGGTAACGGTGCAAAAATATCTTTGGGTTCAACCGTGGCTGCAACTGATATCGCCACCGTCAAGAACACTGGCGTCAGAAACACCTTTTGTAACATCAAGTTTATAAATTCAAACGATGTTGCTGAAGGTATTTATTGCTTTGTTGATGGCGGTGAATACATGGGTATGGATTTTTGTGAAATTTACAAATCCACTGACCTTGATGTAACCGGCGCAGCAGAACTTGTTATGAACGGTGATAGTGCAATCATCCGCAATTCTACTATTGGCTCAAATGCAAACGCAATTTCAGGAGCTATTGTCCGTCCTTGTGTCATGCTTACAAAAGGATTAGCCGGTTCCGGTAAAGTTGCAAGGGATGTCACATTTGAGAATTGTGGTTTTTGGCGATGGGCTGGTAATGCAGCGAATGCATTTGTATGGTCAACGACTGCGACAGACGTTGAGCGTAAAATGGAATTCAGAGATTGTCTATTTAACGTAACAAAAAAATCAACAGGTACACCGGATGTCGCAATCGGTGGTGTATCAGCTTTCACGGCAGGTGAAATTCTCTTAACGGGATCAACCGCTGAAAACGGTTGTGCTGCATTAGCAACCCAGACTGGTATTTTTAGCTGCTTGTCAACCTATGCGGCAGGTGGTGGATCTGGAGTTCAGGCAACTTAATTTAACGGCACCCTTGGAAACAGGGGTGCTTAAAAGGATAACCATAGAAAAGCTAAAATTTAAACAGAATTTCAGTGACGGGCGCATTCTCATGGATGCTGCTTAGATCATATTAAATTATACCAGCCTCTTCCGGGGGGCGGATATATTAATTTAGGAAAATGATATGAGACCAAAAATGATACAAATAGATCCTGTAGCCGTGGATGTAGATGGATTTTATACTACTGCGGTTGTGTCTGCATCTGGTGCGCTGACGCTTGATGGGGTTCTTGACGGAACTACATTGGACTATGCTCGGAGGATTGGGATAGATAGTTCAGGCGAAGATGGCGGTATCACATTTACGATAGTTGGTACTGACGCAGATGGTAGAGCTTTGACAGAAGCTGTAACAGGTGGGGCATCTACAATGGCTGAGAGTGCAGGTTATTTTAAAACCATAACTTCAATCACAGCTTCCGGGGCAGCAGCAGCAAACGTCACGATTGGAACAGTGGACGAGTTTATAACAAACACTATTCCTTTAAATGTTTACAACTATAATCCTGCAACCGTGTCGATAGAAGATGTGACCGGAACAATAGATATATCTGTCGAAGAAACATATTCAAAGGTTTTTGAGTCAGACGATATTCAGTACACAGCGGGACCAACAGCATTAACAACTATTACGGCTGCGGCACATGCTGACCTTGATAATCATGCTACCGGAATAAGATTAGTTTGTAATTCTTACTCCACGGGTGCAGAGCTTAAAATGATAATTAATCAAGATGGTGTTTGATGTATATCCCCGGTGATTATTTTTTGATCTGCGATATTTGTGGCTTCCGGTTTCGTCGGAGCCAGTGCCGGATGCAATGGAATAATCTTCTTGCGTGTAACGAATGTTTTGATGAAAAGCATCCACAGCATGAACCACCTAAACCATTGGGTGAGAAACAAAGCGTTCCAATACACCGCCCTGAGCAAGAGGATGTGTTTATAACGACACCGGTAACACCAGACGATCTTTAAAGGAGTAGCATGGCAACTTATTTAGAATTACAAACACTTGTTGCAAACATAATTCAAGATGATTCTTTTACTCCTGATGATATTAAAGGCTACTTAAATAGGGGAGTGTCTGAAATAGCAGGCGGTATGCAATCAAGCTTAGGAAGCTTTATAACGCCTCCTTTGCCTGAATTATTCACGATTGGTACTGTTAATACGGCAACAGATGCAGCATATGTAAGTATGCCTGTTACGTTCCAACGGGGTTTAAAATTGGCCGTGAACGAAAACGGTGTTGAAATTTCTATCGCCAATTCCATGATGGAGTTTTCTCAAATATACCCCTTGCTGGACACTTCAGGAAATATTTATGAAGTTTGTGAGCAAGGCGGGAATTTATATTATCAAGGTATTCCCACTTCTTCTGAAGAAATTACAATTCATTTTCATAGACTCCCTGTTGATATGTCTGCCCCTACTGACTTGCCTGACGGGATACCTTTACATTTACAGATACCGTTGCTTGTGAATTTTGCTTGTTTTGAAATCTTTAAGCTTATCGAAGATGGTGTTGGTGAAGGTGTTAATACTGCAAAATACGGGTCTTTATTAATGACCGCTTTAAGGACGCTTGAACTTTCAATACCTTTTGAAACCAATTCTTTATTTTTAGGGGATTGATATGATTTCAATTTTTAGAGGCTCAACAGGTCTTAATACTAAAATTGACCCAGCCAGACTTTATAGTAAGGAGGGGATAAAAGACTTAGCCGTTGCGGCCGATGTTGACGTAACTGACACCGGACGTATCTCAAGAAGGAAAGGTTACACCGAAAGAGTTTCGATAGCAAGCCATAGCTTATTTTGTGATAAAGGCAAGTGTTTGTTCGTTTCAGGCACTTCTTTATACGAGTTGCTACCTGACTATTCTTATAACTCTTTAGCGGATGTAACAGCTAATAAGCGAGTCAGTTATACAGAAATCAATGAGCGTATATATTGGTGTAACGGAACTGAAAAAGGATATATTACCGATAAGAATAACTCATGGGTTAAGGGTAATTATATTGGCCCTACTTCAAAAAGAACCTTATCCGACCCGCCAACCGGCACAATCGTTGAGTATTATAAAAACAGAATGTATGTCGCTCAGGAAAACGTCCTTTGGTATTCAGAGCCTGGAGCATTTGGAGATTTTGATTTAGCAAGAGGTTTCTTCCAATGGGCTACAGAGATCAGAATGGTACGAGCAGTGGATAACGGGATTTTCGTTTCAACCGAGAAAAACACTTACTTACTACTTGGCAGATCCCCGTTACAGTTCGAGCAAGTTAAAGTAGCTGGCTTTCCAGCAATCAAACATAGTGACTGCAAACTTAACGGGTATTTGTCAGAATCGGGAATTATAGAAGGGACAGGACAGTCTGCAATGTGGGTATCACCTCAAGGGGTTTGTTACGGGGGTAATGACGGATTCAGAAATTTAACGATAGATAAAATAGCCAACTTTCCTACCGGACGGACAGGAAGTGGGCTTGTATATAACAATAAATATTTAGGGTTAATTGACCCGTGAGCTGCCCAATATTAAAATACTTGGGCTTCCCGGTTCATAGACTCTGTTACGCACCAGACGCCTCCACGGGTTTTCGTTTAACGTCCGATTCGGCTCCCGAACCAGACAATATTTTTAATCCTTGTTTAAGGATGTTTTTTGATGCGTTTAAATCTCTATCAAGAACAGTTTTACATTGTGGGCAAACCCATTCACGGTCTTTTAATTTTAGGCTTTGGTTAATGAAACTACAATTATGGCATGTCTTAGATGATGGGAACCACCTATCAATTTTAATAAAGCTCCTATTGTTCCAGTGTGCTTTGTACGCAAGTTGCCTAGTTATCTCACCCCAGCTCGCATCTACAATTGCTTTTGCCAAGTTGTGGTTTTTTATCATGCCTTTTACGTTCAAATCTTCAACGACTATAGTTTTATTATTGCTGATTACTGAGTGTGTAATTTTGTGGATATTGTCTGCCCTTGCGTTTTTGATAACTTCATGGACGCCTGCTACTTTCTTTTTTTGCCTGAGTCTTTTGCCCGAACCATTTTTCTTTTTAGAAAGTTGCCGCTGTTCATACGCTAGCTTCTTAGCATGTTTATTTGTGGTCTTAGGGTTTTTAAAGACTTTACCATTCGAGCAGACTGCTAAATCCTTAAGCCCTAAGTCAATACCTATTTCAACATCTGGTATAGGTAATGCTGCATGCTCAGAGTCACAAGTTACCGAAGCAAAGTATTTGCCGGTTGATGTTAAGGAAACTGTAACAAAAAGTATTTTACCTTTAATTTTACGGTGTACAGTTATCTTAATACCTTCTCGGAACTTTGGGATGGATAATTTACCACATCGTATATTAGCAGACTGTGGGCATCTAAAAGAACCAATAGATTTAGCTTTTGACTTAAATTTTGGAAACATAGATTGTCTCTTAAAAAATCTACCGTATGCCGTGTCTAAATCTTTTAATGAGGCCTGCAATGCCTGGGAATTAATTTCGTTTAACCATATATACCCAGTGTCTTTTTTAAGGAGAGTCAATGCTTTTGAATTATCATAATAGCTTAGGTGTTTTTTGTTTTCGAGGTAAGATGTTTTCCTTAGAGCAAGAAAGTAGTTCCAGACAAAACGAACTGCACCAAAATGTTTTACCAGCAATTCTACTTGGTTATTCTTTGGATAAATTCGGAATTTATATGTTTTTGGTACGAGCATGTTTTAATAATAACACTCTCTTAAAAAAAGTCAATAGTTTTTTAAGAGCTCTAAGCCAAAGTTTATGTATTGAATATAGAAATAGTAGTGCTAATGGTCCTCAGGCCATATTAATAATAAACAAGGAGTAAAAAATGACTTTAAGACTGAGTACGAATTTGAGAAACAAAATGTTAGGACTGGCAAACCCGGATGTTGCGCTGATATGCGCCAACACGATTGCCTTTGTGGATGGTGGTGCAGGTGATGATACAATTACCGATTCAGGTAATGGATTTGTTACCGCCGGATTCAAGGTAGGGGATTCTCTTTACATTGAAGGGACAACCAACAACGAATGCACCGATGGTAGTTATGTTGTCACAGGTGTTGCAGCCGGGACACTGACTCTTGCAACCGACACCACGACTACAGAAGCCGCAGGAACGGTCTTTGCAATCGCAGCAGGGAAGGGCGGTAGTTTAGCGGACGTTATGCAGAACGGATACATTATGGTTTATTCCGGTTCTCAGCCTGCTAATGCTGACACAGCTCACGGGAGTACCGAGCTTGTGAAAATTACAGTAGATTCAGGTGCTTGGGTAGCAGGTGCAGAGGCTAACGGTCTTGAATTTCAGGTATCAGCTTCCGGTGAAATTGAGAAGAACTCTGATACATGGTCAGGAGTTGGGCTTTATGCCGCAACTGCCGGATGGTTCAGGTTCTATTCAAATGCTGCCGATGCTGGCGGGGCTTCAACGATATTGCCGAGATTTGACGGAACAGTAGGAACAAGTGGTGCTGACTTGAACATGAGTTCAACCACGATAACCGTAGGCTCGACTTACACGATAGACAGCTTTAAACTGACATTACCGTACCAATATGGTGCATAATGTTAGTAAAATCACTTGTAATAGATAGTGCGGATAACTGGGGCGATAGTAGTTATGTAGGTATCCGGTCTGTAGAACTTTATAGCGGTGGTGTCCTTCACGAAGTAACAAATGAAGACATCACTTGTTATAACGCAAACTACAGTGCTTACGAACCGGAGCTTGCATTTATAACAAGTCTTAGTAAAACCGGTTCCCCTACAGGCACTTCATGGGTTGACTATGATGGTGTAACAAGGTTGATCTGCGTCTTTGATGACCCTGTTGAATTTGATCAGGTTGTTATCAATAATTACCATTCTTCCGGTGGTTACACTTCACGTGGTACTCAAAACACCAAGATAACAATCACGGAAGAAACCTATGTTACTGAAACATACGATGCCGCTGTAACAGGTGGCTGGGTTCTTTTTAACGGCGTTATCCCACAACATGCGGCTTCTGATGCTGCCCAGGATTATGATATTCCGCTGATCTCGTATTCTTATCTTCCAACCGTATCAAGCACGGCTCATATATATTTTAACCCGTATATGCAGGGGACACTTCCAAGTTTAGAATCGGAAGGTACAGTTGCCTTTAATCCATTTGTCGATGCTACTCTACCGACAATTAGATTGACCACACCTGAGCATGTTACAGCAACCTTAGATTCAGATTTACCGACACTTAGTTTATTGTCTGCGATTGGTTACAATATGACCGTGGATGCTACTCTTCCTTATTTACGAATCGAAGCTGAGTTTGGAGAAAGGTGTTACGTTGACTCCAGGTTACCATTATTGGAATGTGAAGCCCGGACAGGGTCAAAGGTTGATGCTAACTTACCGGAGATGAAATTAACGGCTGTAGGATTAGCTGGCGCCGTTGGCGTTCTTGACAAGCCTTTGCCTGATTTACAAATCGAAGCGGTTATGGGAAGTCAAGTTGATTCTAAGCTTCCTACAATCGGAATAGAAGCTGAACTTACCACACCTGTTTTATGCACTGTTGCTAAAACCTTACCTGGTTTAAAGTGTGAAGCCGCTGCAACGGGCGGGGCGATTACTCTTGCTTCAATTATTCCATTTCCTAAAATTACGGCAAACGCTTCTGTTAACGGAATCGGAACGGTTGATTTAGATATCCCGGCAATGCGAATTTCAGCTACCGGGTTATCAGGCTCAACAAGCGCACTTGATGCGACCTTGCCTGATTTAAGAATTGAATCTGCCAGTTATTCGGTTATTATCGAATTAGATGCCTACTTACCGCAACTTACAACTGATGTGGCAACAGGGAAAGATTCAGGAAATGTGGATAATATAATGTCAACCGATAGAGAATTTGAATTACTGAGGTATGCACGATGAGATTCGGGATAGCATTAAACTTAAAAAGGCTTGCAGCTACACAATACAGGAACTTTGATTTTAATTCCATGTGTGTTTTCAACGGTGTGGCTTTAGCTGCCGGGGATAGTATCTTTAGTTTAGACGGTGATAAAGATAACGGGACAAATATTGATTCCCATATTGAATTTCCAACTACTGATTTTGGAGAACTGACAGCAAAGCGGTTCAGAAAATTATACTTCGGATATGAGACTTCCGGGTCTTTAAAGATCACAACGACAACCGATGATGAAACTACGGACTCAAGCGTGCTGACACCAAAAAAGAAAAGGCAGATCCAACACCGAGGCACACTCTCAATGACCCGTAGTCAGAAGGGTGTTTATTGGGGGTTGAAAATCGAGAACCAATACGGCTGTGACTTTAGCTTGGATAACATAGAAGGTTTACCTGTAGTCTTAACAAGAGGCAGATAGTGGAATATTTCAATTTATACGGCATAAGCTTTAAAGTTGATGGTGATATTAAGAAAGCCAGAGAACGGGCTTACCTTGCCAATAAATTAATGTTCCAAACCAAGATGCAGAACGTGAATGAATTGGATATTATCTCTAATAGCTTGCGGTTGGATGACGGGACAATAGTAAATGTAATGAGCCAGCATGGGCTTGATACTGCTAATATTTATGTGCCGTTTGAAGAAGTTCTTGAGCCTCAGTATAGAGAAAGTACGGTTGTTAGTTATTGGCCTGCTTTCAATGCACATGATGCTGACAGGGATTTTATAGGTGTAATTGTATGCAGAGGTGGTGGGTTCAGACCACCTTACGAATTTATTCCGACTGATGAGGTGCTGCCTACGGATAGACCAAATAATGTTGATTTTGTTGAGGACCCAGAAAAAAGAATTTGGGAGTATAATGGTAAAAAATATACAGATATAATGCCAGGGAAATATACGCCAGAGCAAACTGTTATGGATGCCCCAAACAATGTGTCAACACTCACATGGCAGACTGAACTTGGCGTAGTGCCTTGTTGTGACCCACCAGATATGTATGCTTTTGCTGGTTATTATAATGAATATGAAAGGTCACAGAATTTCAACCATCGGTTGGGAGTAACTTTCGGGCCGAGTAGTTATCCCAAGTGGCCTTCTGTACCCTGGGAAGGTAGTAATCCAGCATACGCAGCACCTAAAGAATTTACACTTAATTTACTTGATGCTATAAATTTTTATAGCTATCACTCAGGTGCAGGTGAAACTAAGTTTATTGACCGGCTATCAATTGAATTAGGAGATACTTGTGCCGAAGGTCAGGCTCTTGCCCTGGCTGAAGCTGAAGCTCTATACGATAGTCAGTACGAAGCAGCCGTTTTTGACCCTGACTCGCCCACAAATACTACTCGTTCCTTAACAGGTGATGATTTTGGAACTTGGAGAAAATTTTATGATACCGGCTTGCCAACTTACGGTGATATTTCAAAGCAAATTCATTCCATTTACACTACTACACAAAAAGGCTTTGGTACATGGGATTGGTTATATGGAAGCATACAAGATGAAAATCATTTTGCTCTTTTTTATGATACTAGAGAATGGGAAAACGTCATAAGTGGGAGTCTGATTTTTGTGGGGGACTGGCATGACTGCATAACCACTCAAGATTGCAGTGATCCTTGTAACATTTCACCTATTCCTTCACTACAGACAGACGTTAATACACAAATAATAATACCCAAAATCGGATTTAATAATTTTGTTTTTAATATAGAAGATTACCCCGAGATACTTGGTATGGGTTTAGACCTTCCCTACAATACAATCTTTGATGTGCGAGCCAGATATTACCAGGACGAGGGTTTTGAAATAGGTCTTTATTGGATACATGGTGGGACTTGGCCTGCGATGATAAGTAATTATGTAGCAACAACAGCAGACGGTGAACTAATAACCATTGCCCTTACAGACAACAACCCATGGGTAGAGCATTACGATTTCCCCGGTGTTGTGGACGGTGATGGCAATCCAGTATTTATAGACGATTACGGCAATATGCGCTTAATTAAAGAAGAAATAACAATCCAAGAAAAACTAAACCCGGCAACTGGTTTGTGGGAGGAAATATAAATGGGACAGTATGTAGAAACAGCTAATTTTCCAGACGTAAGTGAGTCTTATCTAAATCCGAGCAGTGTTTTAAATCCTGTTTTAGATAGGGCAGAGGCTTCACAAGCTTATGCTGAAGAAGTCCAAGCTCTTGCCAATGCTGCGATTGAGAAATTAGCGAACGCCGGTGGTGATACTTTAGACCAGACATTGTTTGAAGAAATTACAGATACCTTGTTTTCAATTACGTCTGCCGGGATAGACGGGCTTAGTTTAACTGATCCTGTAAGTCCTGATATCACAGCTCCAACAATTGCAGATCCAAGCGTAGTGATTCCCGCAACACCTGAAATGGAAGCTTCGGATATTGATGCTGTGATAGGTGATGTCCCTGGTTTTAATGTGGAGAAACCTTCTATTACGATTCCTGACGTACCGGATGATGATTTCCCTGTATTCACAGCAACTGAGCCGACAGTTTCAGAAGTTGACACGCCTGTTAAACCGGCATACACACTTCCTTCTTTACCAACTATTGATGATGTGACAATACCTTCGCCACCTGAATATAATATAGCTTCTTTTGAAGGGACAATGCCGACAGCAGACTTAGTAGCCCCTGAGACTATGTTTGTTTATAATGAGGCTGAATATTCAAGTGACGTTGCGAATAAGTTATCTGAAAAGCTTTTATATGATTTAACGAACGGTGGTTCAGGTTTAGACGAAGAAACCGAACAGGCTATTTATGATAGGGCAATATCACGACAGACAACAGCAAATGAAAAAGCTTATACCGAAGCTTTAGAATTTCATTCTTCAAGAGGGTTTAATTTACCGGAAGGAGTTTTAAACGGGACTCTAATAGAAGAAAGAGACAGAATCAGGCAAGGCAATCTTGATCTGGATAAAGACATTTTAGTTCAGCAAAGTAATTTAGCTCAAGTCAATACACAGTTTGCAATCACTCAGGCAATCGGTATGGAAAAAAGTCTGATGGATAATTCCAACATGGTTCAGAACCGGGCATTTGAGGCAGCTAAAGCAGTTGTCCAGATGGCGAATGAAGTTTATAAAATCAAAGTTGAGCAATACATAACGCAATTAGAAGGGTACAAGATCCAAGCACAAGTTTATGAAACAAAAATCCGGGCAGAGTCAGAAAAGGCTAATTTCTATAAAGCTCAGATTGACGGTATTAAAGCTGGTGTCGAGGCTAAAGGACTTTTAATATCTGCTTATAATTCTCAGATTGAAGGTATTAAAACTTTAATTCAGATGTACGCTACCGAAATGGAAGCTGCTAAAATCAAAGCTGATATTGACCGTTTAAAGCTCGAAGGATACAAAACTCAGGCTCAGGTATTCGGAATCCAAACAGATGCTATCACGTCTAAATACAATGCATATCAAGCCAGAATAGCAGGGGAAGCAGAGAAGGTTAAAATATATCTTGCTGATACCCAGGCTTATGCTGCAAGAATTGATGGATTTAAAGCCGGTGCAGACGTAGAACAAATGAAAGCTGAAGTTAAGCTTAAGAAACACCAAGGCGATATAGAATCTTTCAAAGCAATTTTAGAGCATTACAAAACAGAATCCACCAAATTAATAGCTCAAGCCGAAACCGAAGTTAATATTGAAGGTTTGAAAATTGAGCAGTTTAAAGCTGATACTGCAAAATACGAAACTGTTATAGGCGCTCTTATTAAAAATTATCTTGGCAAGGTTGATAAAGCCAAATCCGAAGGGGATATTTTAATTAAAGAACGTGAGGTTGCTGTTCAGAAAATGCTTGCAGAGAAAGGCTTAACGGCTGATATGATTATGGCACAAAGTAAAATAGCAGCACAACTGGCAGCAGCAGCATTAACGAGCGTGTCTGCAAGTACGAGCATTGGGTTGAGAAGCAGTACGTCAACAACTCGTAGTGAGTCTGCTTCATACGCACACGGCCAAAGTATCCGAGAAGCACATAACTTTTCACATTCAGGAGATTAAACAATGGGAATGATAGATTGGAAGAAAAAAGCAAAAGAAGCAGGCAATATTATGGGTGATACAAGTGGATATAAATACCCCAATTTGCCAAAACAAGCCCTTGATGCTGCCCGGCGTGGTATGAAAGATTTTACTGAACGTGCAGAAGCCCTCTCCTTAAGAGGAAGCCCTAATCTATCGCCGGAGAAAACTCCGAAAGTTTCTGCAAGGGATGCTTTCTTAAGGCAAGAAGCAGGTGGTGATAGGCTTTTCAGTAGCCATGAAAGAGGGGGTTCTTTATCTTATGAGCCAGGTACTAATGTGAACAGATTAACACAGGTAAAACCAACGGGTATGCGGAATATAACTCCAAGAAGCGTGATGCAGAAACAACCTGAACAAAGAGGTCTTTCAGCAGCCGGACAGGATTACGTTAATAAAAGACTTGCCTTTCAAGATGAATACAATAAAAAATATAACTTAACTCCTCAGAGTGGCTTCGGGCCTAACGTCAGAGATAGTAGGACTATGCTCGGAGAACAACCGATTCAAGGCAGACCCGGAATGTCTCTTTTGAGGCAAGGTACAATGCGGGGGCCAACTCTCGACCCACAAGATAAAGATTATATTGCACAGAATATAAGAGGTATGGAAGGCACTTATTCAAATCTTTCTAAAGATCCGTTCACTATGTACGGAACCAAGGGAGAAGCTGAGAAACAAACACCACTGCCACATACCCAAGCCTTAGAGCTTCAGGCCCAGAAAGATAAAGCTGCTTTAGCGAGAGAAAGAGAAACGAGCCGTGGGAAAGCAGCAGCAGCGAGTGTTAAAGGGAAAGATAAGAAATTTGATTCAGTGAAGGCACAGGATGCGTTTACGTCTGCTCTTGAATCCGATGATGACAGAGTGGTTGCAGAGCATATTTTACAAGCCACTGAGCAAGATAATGAAACAGCAAAGCGAATGTTTGCCCGTATGGATGCGACAAGACAAAAACGGGTTCTGGATATTTTAAATGCTCTTGGGGAGTAAATAATGGCCGATCCTTCTTTAAAGAAAAAATCCATATATGAAGATTTTGAAAGTATTTATCAAGATACGTTAACAAAGGAATCTGGAACTGTACCCGAACAATCATCTCCTGTTAATAATAAATATGCTGACCTTGAATCAATTTACCAAAAAACATTAGCAAGCGAACCACAAGAAGAACGAGGTATCGGGAGTGCTTTTGTCCGTGGTGCAGCGCAGGCGGCTAAAGGTGTAGCTGGTGCTATGCGTATGACCGACCTTGATCCTGAACAAGAAACAAATATCATAGCAAGAACCGGAAAACGTATATCCGATTATATAGGAGAGGCCGAACAAAAATACGACATCTTAAAACCTGATACAACCGAGCGTGGTTTCGTAGGCCGTGGTGTTGTGGGTGCCGCAGAGAGTATTACGCCGTCATTATTACCGTTAGGTGGTGCATTAGCAGGTGGTAAAATAGGTGCTGGTATCGGTTCCTTTTTTGGTCCTGCCGGTGCAGCAATTGGTGGAGCTGCTGGTGCTGTAATTGGTGGTGGTGCTACGTTATTTGGAACATTTGGTGCAGGGCAATACCAAAACACTTATGATGAAACAGTAAAAATCTTAAGAGAGCAAGGTGGCTTATCAGAAAAAGAGATAAAAGAAAAAGCAAAAAGCCATGCACTTGTTTCGGCAACAGCAGAAACAGGGGGTGAATTAGTTGGTGACGTTGCGGCAGCGACCTTTTTTGGTTTATTAGGGAAAAAAGCAGCCAAACAAACAGTAAAACAAACCATCAAAAAATTGTTAAGCGCCGGTGGTGCAAAAGAATTTGGGAAGGCTTATCTTAAAACCGCCCCGTTTGAAATCGGTTCAGAGATGGGAACAGCTTATTTTCAAACAAAAAGCGCACAGGAGACAGGCCTTCCGGGGCCAACAACTGGCGAAGCTATGAAAGAGTCCATGCTTCCTGCGGCCATTTTGTCCTTAGCTTTTGGTAGTGTTATTAGAGGATCACAGGCAGTTGATGCTCATGGTTTATATAAAAGCTTAAATAGCGAGAATGTTGAGGAGCGAACAAAGGCAGCGGCAGAAGTAGCTAAAAGGCTTGACCCGGAAGAAAGAAAAACTTGGACTGATATCGCACAAAACTATATAGACACTGGTCAAGAAATGCCACTTAGCAAACCGATTATTGACTTTGCCTCACAAGACGCCCCCACCGAAGACACAGGTGGGCAAGCCGAAAAGGTCAAGCAGTTTACATCAAACATATCCGCTGGTTTACAGTCCGGTGAAATATCTAAAGAACAAGTTACAACCTTGATCAACGATCCGCAGTACGCCGGGATGAAGGATCAGTTATCACAAGTTCTTAAAGATTTTGAAACTCCAAACTTAAGAAATGAAATGGAGATTTTCGAGGCTGACCCATTTAACGCTAAAAACAATGCCGCTATTTTGGAAGGAATTAAGAAAGGGATAGAGATATCAGAACAACCAACTATTGAAAGTATAGAGCAATGGCGTGGGCGTGAAGTTGAAGTACCCACATTTGAAGAAGGCGAGAAACGGCAGGAAGAGATTTCTAAAGAGGATTTGAGTCCCCTTAAGGATATCGGGGATATAACCCAAGAAACCCAACCACCCTCAAAGCCAGCGGACAAGGAAACTAAGCAGCCTTGGGAATTGAGCCGGAAGGAATTTTACGAAACACAAAAAACACCGATTCCTATGCAAACAGAGAAAGCAGTTTTTGAGAGAGAGAAAGAGTTTGCTGATTGGGGAGAACGTATTGGCGCAGAATATCCTACTTTTGGGAAAACAGATAAAGAGGTTTCTCAATGGATTGCAAATATAAGAACAAATGCCATAAAAGAATATCAGAAAGCGAAAGATGATGTTAAGAAATACGGGGAAGATGCCAAGAAATCATTTATGGGTGTTCAGACGCAAGAAACTTATGGCGAAGCTTTATTGGATGCAAAACGAAGATTAGAAAAAAGTACAAAGTCTGGTGAAGAAATAACGGCAGCACACAAAAAAGACAAGGCTGCTTTTTATATAAAAGGTTCTGGTTGGATGAACCCTGATATCTTAAAAGCGCATGAAAAATCGGTAACGGAAGCCTTTAAAGAAGGTAAGAAAATTCCAGAGTCAGTATTAAAAGATTACCCAGATTTAATTGCTCCCACAGAAACTAAGAAAGAGCCGGTGGGAAAGGCCAAGCCAAAGTCATTGGGTGTTGAGACAAATCCAGAGATGTTACAAAAAATAAACTTAATGCAAGATGAGGTGAACGCATCAAGGACAAGGGGGGTGACTCAAGAACATATAGGCCGTGATAGCGAAACTATTGGGTTCCCGGCTGATTCACCGCAATGGATGAGAGACTTGCCAACTTATTTAGACAATAGTGGTAAAAAGAGGGTTTATTCAAGAGTCCAGCTAAATGCTGTTTTTGATAATGTTAGAAACGGTAAAAAGCTTACAAAAAATCAAGAAGAATTATATAGCCATCTTGAAAAAGCGATGGACGAATACGCCGGGCAAACAGGGGAGTTCGTTTCTGATGAAGCAGCGGATCTTGAAGCGAAAGGATATGACCCATTAGGAGGAGCTAATGTTACTGTAGCCGAGCTTAATAAGGGAGATAAGTTCATAGGAACTGTTGACGGCGTTAAAGATGAATGGGAAGTCAAGGGAGAAAATAAACAGGGCGAAGTAATTTTAATGGATGGTGTGAAAAAAGAAGTTGATTCGTTTGACGAAGTTATTATTGAAGGGATTAAGAAAGCACCCGAGAAAAAAATATCAGAAGTTCAGGAATCTCTTGATCTTGGCGAAGATTTCATGCAGGACAAAACTGGACAGAAAGAAATGTTTTCAGCTACAGGTAAAATCCTAAAGAAAGAACCCAAATTTGCAACTACGGAAGACAGAACAACCATCAAAAAAATTAGTGATAGTTGGAAATTAAAAGGCATTGATAATTTTATCAGTGAGAAAAACGGTATAATAACTTTATCAGAAATTCGTGTTCCTAAAGGCGAAAGGAAAACGGGTGTTGGTACAAAGGCTATGAAAGAACTTGTCGGATATGCAGACAGGACAGGTCAGAAAATAGTCCTAACACCATCTAAAGATTACGGGGCATCTTCTGTTAGTAGGCTTAAGAAATTTTATAAGCGGTTTGGTTTTGTTGAAAATAAAGGCAGGAATAAAGATTATCGAATTAGAGAAACTATGTTCAGGCGACCTGAGACAAAACTTGCAACCACGGAAGACCGGAAGCAGACAGAAACCAAGGCTTTCAAAAAATGGTTTGGCAAATCAAAGGTTGTCGATAAAGATGGGAACCCGCTGCTTGTTCACCATGGGACAAATAAAAAATTCAGTATTTTTATGAATGAATTTTTAGGCAAGGCGACTAAATCAAGAAGTGCTTTGGCCGGATTCTTTTTTGTGGATAACTATGAGACTGCTCAAGGTTATGCTGATTTTGCCGGAGAACGTGCTGTGCAGGATTTAATAGATAAATCACAAGATCTTGAACGGGAAAAGAAATGGGATGAATCTGTTGCTGCTATGGAAGCTGCTGAGAAACTTGAACAAAGCGGGAAACACTTAGAAGGTTCAAGGGTAATGTCTGGGTATTTACAGATTGAAAATCCTGTTATTATAGATGCAGAAGGTGGCCGCTTTTTAGATTTCCAAGATGAGATACACGATGCCATTAAAAAAGCACAGGATAATAACAACGATGGTGTGATTATTAAAAACCTTGATGATAATGCAGATTGGGGGTCTGGGAGAATTGCAGATCATTATATTATTTTTGATAGCACACAGATGAAATCTGATAAAAATATAGGGACATATGGCGTAACAGAGCCAAATATTTATCTTCAAACAGATGCTACGCCCGGCGAGGGCGTAACTCTATCTGATATCCAAGCTCAATTTCCTAACCAGGAAGTCTTCTTGTCTCCTGACGGTAGTATCTCAATCCGCATGAAAAACGGCATGGGGCTTAGAATAACAAACGTTAAGCAAATGCCTGACGGAATGATACAGTATGCTATCGATACCGGTAGGATGGGCAAAAAAGGCACAATCCTTGGTGGGTATCAGAGTGGGAATATTCTTTTGAACCAGGACATAGCAGATCCGCAAACACTTTCTCATGAAGTTTACCATTGGCTCAAAGAGGCGAAACTTATCCTACCCGGAGACAGATTAGCTTTAAGAGCCGAAATGAACAAGCTGATTAGAAACGGTAAGTTCGGTTATAACAAAAGCACTCTGAAAGACAGGAAGGTAGCAAACGAGGAAGACGAAGCGAACACTTTTGCAACTATTCTAAAACTCAGGAAGGAATACCGTGGCACACGCCTTGGAAGGCTTGTAGAAAAGGTTTTAGATTTTTTAGATAGCATTAGATACATTGGACGTTCTTCGATTCGTAAGATAGCCAAAAGCGTTGAGACAGGAAAGATATACGGGAAGGAAGGGAAAATCCAAACAAAAACTCCCGCTTTTGAGCAAGCAGCCGAAAAATGGTACTCAGCCCTTGAGAAAGCCGTTGACACCGTAAGCCAGAAAGCTATGCCAGCTAAACAATGGATACAGCTTTTAAAAAGTAATAAGTTTAAACAGCTTGGCGTTAAATCGGATGAGGTCTATTGGACAGGTATTGTCCCATGGCTTGAAGGTCAGAAGAAAGTCACGAAACAAGAGGTTGTGGATTATCTGAATGAGAATCGGGTGGTTGTTAAGGAAATTGTGAAGGGTAAAGCCAAGACTCGACTTTCGGAAGAGGAAACAAAAGAGCTTGCCGTATTGCTACGGAATGTTGACCTTCTTGGATTTTCAGATATGGGAGAAGCCGTTAGCGCTATTGTCAACAATGAAGATTGGGTGGAAAGATGGGATTTAGGGAAAGAAACCCGTTTAGTGGAACTTGGGAAGAAATTTAGGAAATCGGAAAAGGAGTTCACGGATAGTAGTAATGCAACCAAATTCTCACAATATCAATTAGCAGGCGGTGAAAACTATAAAGAGATGTTGCTGACGCTGCCAATACAAAAATTAGCATGGAAAGAATCTTTTTCAGCGCAAAAAGGCACAACCGTTTGGGATTCAAAAGCTGGTGATAGAAATTTTAGGATTCAAAAAGAAGCCGATGGAACTTTTTATGTTTTTGAAAAAGATGGAGTTTTAGGCCAAACGCAACGTTCATTGATTGGTGCAAAACATTTAGCGCAACAAGAGATAAGGGGTGAATCCTTCAAAGGCCCCCACTACGATGAACCCAATATCCTTGCCCATGTCAGGCTATCAGAAAGAACCGTTGACGGTAAGAGAGTGCTGCATATAGAAGAGCTGCAGAGTGATTTTAATGCTGAGCATCGAAAACAAGTGAAAAATATAGACAAAAGTGTTACAATGAACTTTAAAGATATAGTCAAATCTATGGAAAAAGCAGGAGTTTTAGAAGAGGTATGTTAAACAAGGAAAATACAATTTGGGAACATTTCTTTGATCTCATCTCTATTCCAAAGGACACCGTGATGCCTGTGGTGATTATGCAGTTGTGTGTGCTCGCCTCTTGTCAAAACGCACAAGTTGTTCTTATCATTGTTTCGGAAATCTGTGTCTATGTGATGGCACACTTCGTCACTACTCATTTTTCTTCCAATAGATTCTTCTACAATCCATGTATGTTCGTATTTTATCACACCGTTGATGGTAAGTGCAGGGGCTTTTGTTTTCCCATTCCTACTGGCAATTATCGCACATTTTTGGGAGCAATATTTTCTACCTCTTTTTATGTCTCTTGGAGGGAAGAACTTTTTAATCCCACATTGCTCGCAATAAATAAATGTGCCAGCAAAATTCCAAGAACGGGAAGGTTTTCTCATTCTTCTCATATGGGCAGCTCTTTCTTTTCCTGTGTCAGCTATATAGCACGATCGGGAGCAATACTTTTTGTCTGGCTTAGATGGGTATGTTTTGAATTTTTCGTTACAAAAAAGACACACCTTGTCTATTTTCTTACTACTTTTTTCACGGAAAGCATTAAGGCATTCAATAGAACAAAGAGTTCGTTTGGTTTGTCCTGGATATGTTCTGAAAATTTTACCGCAATTTTTACATTTTTTATTAACCATATACACATATTACACAAAAAAGCATTATGTGTCAAGCTATTCATAAGAAGGTATCGCTATGCCATGTGTTTATAAATATAATGGTGTTACATATGACAAGGATGATTTCACAAAAATCCTTTTGGATATGAATCCGGCAGAAGCCTCAAAGTATATGCCCGGTGTTAGCTCTGTTCCAGATGCTCCCTTTGTTGGGAAAACTCAAGCGTATGTCATGTTGGCAATGCGCAAAATAGTGCGACTTGCTGCGGAGGAAAACTTTGATACTGTCGCATGGACTCAGGGAGCCGAGCAAGCGGATCGGTATGATTTGAGTAAGCAGATATCCCAAATAACATATCAAAAAGAAAGCGATGGGGAATATACATTATTTGCTTATCCACACCAAGGAGAGTCGATTGAAAAAACGAACCTTGATAAAGATGGCATATCTGATTTTGTTGGAAAAGAGATAGCAGAAAAAATTGTTACCTCCGAAAAAGATAGTGGGAAATTACAAGGGCTTGATCTCAAAGTAGGCGGAGAAGGCATGATTGGTTTTTACGACAAAATCCTCCCAAACGTAGTAAACAAGTTCTTCAACAAGAAAGCATGGGGCAAGGCTAAGGTTGGGGAGATTGATTTAATCAAAGAAGAATACGAAAGAGTTGTTCCTGATTGGGAAAATTATTTAGACGAAGATTTAGACGACGACCAAATAGAAGATATTAAAAAAAATTGGACTGATGAAAATAACAATCTTCTTTTAGATGATGGCGCAGAAGATTACACAGATGCGTTTGTCAAAGAGTGGGGAAGCGCTTTTGATGTGGATGAACTATTATCCAATTTGTCGCATCCAAGCAAAGGTATTAAACTTCACGCTCTTCCAATAACCCCTGAGATGAAGTCAAAGGCTTTAAGAGAAGGGATGCCTTTGTTCCAGACCCAGGAAGACCGCAAGACACCTTTGCAGAAGTTGACTGAGGAGTATTGGGGGGATAAGCCGGACTATAAGGCAAACCGGAAAAGCACAATCGGATTAAAAACAAAAGCAAAAGTAAATATGTCAATCGTATTGGAAGAAATTGGCCAATATGCCGATGAATTTTTAGGATCGATATCAACTAGGCTTGGGAATATAAATCCAAAGCTCAAAGCGAAAATAAGAAAACTTAGTTTTGACACAGAAACAAAAAGTTCAACAGATTATAAAAAAGTTGAACCTCTTTTGAAAAAAGCTAAAGCCTCCATGAATAAAAACGATTATGCCGATTGGGATTATGCAAGGAAAAATTCAGACGTTGAAAAGATAAATGAATTAATTAAGAAACACGGACTTGAAAAAGAATATGCAGAATATCGAAAAGTGCTTGATGATTTAAGGAAAGAGGGGTTGGACTCTGGATTAGATATAGGGCTTATCGAAGAATATGCACCGAGAGTATTAAAAGATAAACGTGGGTTCTTAACAGCTATTGGTAAAGGGAAGGATTGGGATGTAATCCAAAGAATGCTTAAACAAAAAGCTGATGATGCGGGGATGGATGTCAGTGAGCTGACACTTGATCAAAGGGCAGATGCGATAAGCAATATGATAGTTAGTGGTCATTATGGTCTTGGAGGAGTAGGCGCAACAAAAGAACGTAAAATAAAAACTATCCCAGCGGAATTAAATAAATATTATATGGATTCTGACGCTGCATTAGTACAGCATATATATTCAATGAGAAAAGCAATTGAAGCCAGAAAATTCTTTGGGAAAATCCCAAAAGAAATAGCAAAAATAAAACAGGCTGCAAATTCAATAAATAAAAAAATACGAGAACTCGAAAAGAATGACCCAAAGAATAATCAATTATCTCAATTAAGGGCAGATGCGTCAGCGCTTAATCAACAATTAGAAAGATATAAATACCAAAGAGATTATCAAGATAACATTGGAGTTTATGTTGATGAATTATTGATAAGGAAAGAAATTAAGCCAGAAGACCAAAGGGCATTAATTGATATTTTAAATGCTCGTTTTCATGAACAAGGCACGAGGGGTATCGTAAGGGCATACAAAAACCTTTCATATATTGATACTATGGGATCATTTATATCCGCTATCACGCAGATAGGGGATACCGCATGGGCAATGTATGAAACAGGAGCTATCCCTGCCTTGAAACACGCATATAAAGCAGTTGTAGGGAAGTCACAAGTAACGAAAGAAGACGTTGGGATACAAAGAATTGCTCAAGAGTTTGAAGATTCTGGAACATTGGGCAAGGCTGTTAATTTTGTTTTTAAATGGGTGGGACTTGAAAAAATAGACAGTATTGGAAAAGAGGCTTTATTAAATTCATCCTTAGAGCGGTATCAGAAAATGGCTAAGTCCAATCCTGCAAAACTCAAAATGACAATTAAAAACGTATTCGAGGGAGAAACAAATGGAGTTATCAAGGATCTTTTAAATAAAGACATAACTGAAAATGTAAAGCTTTTAGTTTACAGTCGCTTACTTGATTTTCAGCCTGTAGCGTTATCAGAAATGCCACAAAAATATTTATCTGGTGGTAATGGACGTTTATTTTATATGCTTAAAACCTTTACAATTAAAGTATTTGATGTTTACAGGAATGAAGTCTTTAAGAAAATCAATTCTCCTGATAAAGCTACTAAAATACAAGGCTTGAAAAATCTTGTAAGACTTTCAATGTTTTTTGTTTTAATGAACGCAGGAGCGGATGAATTAAAAGATTTCTTTCTTGGAAGAAAAACAGACTTAAGCGATAGGGTTGTGGATAATATTTTAAGAATCGCCGGGATTTCAAAATTTGTTACATGGAAAGCGAGGACAGAAGGTGTTGGGTCCGCAATGGCAAAACAGATACTCCCGCCTTTTAAATTTATAGATTCTCTAACAAAAGATATTGTCACAGCGGGTGATGAAAAAGGTCTCCAAACAATTTCTTCAATTCCGTTTGCAGGGAAAATAGGCTATTGGCATTTTGGCAGAGGCAGACATAAAAGAAGTGATTTATGGGATCGCAGATTATCAAAAGAAAAGAAACGGCTCAAAAAAGTTAAAGATCAATTAGACAAAACAAAAAACAAAAGAAAATTTAAAATAGAACACAGAAAAGAGCTGACTCGATACGACAGGATAAACAAGTTTCAAGGCAAGCTGAATACTTACCGTAGCCGGATAAATAAATTAAAATCAAGGAAAGAAACTTCGAGTATTAAAAAGAGAATCAGCGCACTTGAAGAACAAAGAACTAATTTGATTATACAATATTTAAAAAGGAAAAATTAATTAATGCTTAAAAGAAAACTTTTAACATAAGATTCAACAGAATAAAGGAGAAATAAAATGGCAGACATTATCATGGAAGAAACAACCGGATCAGCCGGGAGCGTATATTGAAATATCTAAGACTTGAATCAGGTGGGTATTTTTTATTAGAGTCCGGTGGCAGGCTGATACTGGAGTTTCGTTCAATCGTCAGTGCTAGGGATAAATTAAAAGTATCATTATTTCAAGACTTGTTTGAACTGTCGCTGTTCCAGAATATCATGAGATCAAAGGTTTCACAGGACAGCTTAATCGCTTCACCGTCACAAGACATAACAAGAGTAACTGCAACACAAGATGATTATACAGTTACATGAGAGGAATTATGGAAAAAGCAATAACTTATAACGGCAGGGACAATTCTTTTACTCTCACATTTGAAAAGAACGGAACAACTCTTACTGAAACCGAAATGAACACGATTACTAAATTTGAGATTAAATTCAACGGGAGTTATTACAATTCGACAGACAATGCAAGTGGGTTTGATGTTACCGCAGCAAGCGGGGCTGTGGAAATCTTTCCAAACGAGCTTGACCTTGCCGTTTCTTCTGGGGATGTTGTCGAGGTTATAGTTTATGATGATTCTCACGACGACGGTCTTGTATGGGATAGGATAATATTGGAAATTAAAAACGATGCAATACCGGAGGCATAAATGGCTGACGACGAAAGACTAAGCGAGCTTGCAAACGAAGTAACAACTCCGACAGACACCGACAGGTTTATAACTGTAGATGATATTGAAGGAACGCCTGTAAGCGGATGGTTGTCATGGGCGAATCTAAAAGGGGGAATGATAGATTATTGGATAAGTGAATATTCAGAAATCACCGATTGGTTAGACGATGTAACTCTTGGAAATGATGGACTCACTTCTATCCCGGAAGTGGTTCTTGTTCCAAGAGCGGCTGCTTTGAGTGACACTCAGGGCGGAATGTATTATAGTGATATAGACGACAGTATATATGTCTGTACTTCAGACACTTAAAAAAGGAGAAGAAAAATGGCAGTAACATGGAAGAAATTAGCATACGAAGATGATGTAATCACAAAAGCTTTACTTACAACAACAGGGGATATTATTTATGCATCTGGTGCCGATACCCCTATAAGACTTGGAATTGGGTCTGATACTAATGTATTAACCCTATCAGGAGGTGTTCCGACTTGGGCAGCGCCTGCCGCACCTGCCGCACATAAAGATTCGCATGACCCAGAAGATGGAGCTGATGCACTTGACTGTGCTGCACCGAGCGCATTACTTGAAGTTCAAGCAGCCGCTGAAGGTACAGCCCATGAATTTGCTCGTGCAGATCATGCGCATGAAATAGTGCATGACATA